GGCGCCATGGGCACTGTGGAGATCAATGGCGTGGAATGGTTTGAATGCACCGGTGTTAATGCACAGGTAACGGCAAACCGCAGTGAAATCCAAGATGGTATGGATATTGATACGAAGGTTGTCAGCCAGAAGGGCGAAGGTACACTCACACAGAGTCATGTCTACAGCCGCGGGCGTGCAGAATTTTTGCGCTCATGGAACCAGGGCACGGACCTGCGTGTAACCTTGCGTTCGCGCATCGCGGATCCTGATGCTTACGGTGGCCAGATTGAAAGCACGGTCATTGGGAACGTATGGTTTAACACCATCACACTGACTTCCTGGGCACGCGGTGAAGCCGGCAGCCAGGAAATTCCGTTTGGCTTTACACCATCCAGCGTGGATATGCCAGAAACAGTTGAAGTTGTGGATTAAGCATGAGGCGCACAGCGGAGTCTTACACGGCTCCGCTTTTTGCTGCGCCGGATATGGAGGTAAGAATGTTTACAAGCGCAAAAGATCTGATTGAAAAAAAGACTGACGTTTTGCAGCGAATCGATGAGAAGGTCGTTGTGAGTATTGAAGATTTGGGAGAGTGGCAATTTAAAGTGCCATCGGCGGCCGACATTCTGGATGCACAGACCTATGAACGCACACACGGCAAGACAGGAGAAGTCGATGCGGATGTTTATTTAGTTTATAACCAGTGCGAGCAGCCAAACCTACACGATGAAGCACTGCAAAAAGCTTATGACGTGCATGGTCCGGTAGTGCTGAGAAAGCTCTTGCGAGCTGGCGAAGTCGATGAACTTGCCAAAATGCTCATGCAAAAGGCTGGATATTATGGCGGCACCATCGAGATCATTGCGAAGGGCGCTGAAGAGGTAAAAAACTCCTAAAGAGCGGTGATCCTGAAATGGTGCTTATTAAGGCACTGCAGAATGCGGGATTTTCGCTCAAGGAGATCAGAGAAATGGACGCCTACGAGATGATGATCAATCTCGGTGGGCTGATGTACGACAACGACGGCGGAGAGGAGGGTGACAACAATGGCAGAGAACTTTAAGTCAAGCATTATTGTGCAGGATGAATTTTCCGGGACTATAAAAAAGTTTCAGGGCGCAGCGGAAGATGTTGTTGCCAGCGCGCAGAAGACCGGATCTGAAGTTGAAAAGGCTGGCTCAAAGATTAGCAAACTGAAAAGCGCGTTATCCAGCATTAAGGGAACGTTCAAGACTGAAGTAAAAGCGGTTGGTCTGGATGTTGTACAGAGTAATGTGGCGAAGTTCGAAAGCCAGGTTTCGAAGCTGACAAACAAGCCAGTCGTTATCAACGCGCAAGCGAAGCTTACACGGAACGATATTAAGACAGCGCGTAATGAAGTCAAGGAGTTGCAGCGTCAGCTAAAGGATCTGACAGGGCAGAAGTATGACATTCAGCTGGATGTCGATGGTCAACAGATCCAGACTTTGGGCGGTAAGCTCAAGGGTGGAGTTGGAACAGCACTCTCGGTTGCCGGTGGTAGCTTACTCGCTGGCGGTGTAGCTGGAGCAGTTGCTGGTATTGGCAGTGGCGTGGCATCTCTGGCTGGTCAGATGTGGAGCGGCGGCACAGAACGTCAGCAGTATCTCAGCTCCATGACGCATTTCATGGGTGACGAAGGTGCTGCCCGCGACATGATGGACTGGGCCAACGAAAACGCGCGTGTAACGCAGTTTTCCAGTGGCGAGGTTCTCGCTGCCGCGAGCCGAGCTGTGCAGATTGCAGATGGTAGCGCTACAGAAGCGCAACGCCTGACTTCGCTTGCAGAAGACATGGCATCGCTCACGCCGGGCAAGACGGTGATGGACGCGATGGAAGCATTGGCTGATGCACAGATGGGCGAATTCGAACGCATGAAAGAATTTGGGTTCAAAGGATCTGCAGAATCATTTGAGGCTGCGGGCGGTGACTTCTGGTCAATGAAGAGCACTTCTAATGGCAAAACTGTCGAAGAGATGTTCGAAGGAGGAACTGCTGCCGGAGCACAAAACGCGACGGCGAAGATTGGCACGATCATGGGAACCTTCGAAGATGCGCTTTCGTCCGCCGGCGAAAAGATGATCAATGGCCTTAATCCGGCACTCGACTGGCTCATTGAAAAGAGCGAGGGAGCTGCCGACGTGCTCGGAGGAGCACTTGATTGGGTTGGCGGAGCTGTAATGACCACGTTTACAAACGTGAAAGCTGCGCTGGATCCGTACATGCCACTGTTGAGCTCGCTGGGAAGTCTCGTTGGTACGGTGGTAACTGGAGCATTCTCAATGGTTGGAAGTGTCCTCAATTCTCTCGTGTTGCCGGCTATCCAATGGGTCGGGGAAAACCTGCAGCCTAAGTTCGAAGTGCTGGGTAGCTATGTCGACCTTGCGAAAGATAAGTTTGACAGCATTGTTGGTGCGATTCAGGGCGCTATTGATGGATTCAGTGGTCTCGCCGGAAAAATCTCTGACAAGATTGTCAGCTCAGTAAGTGGCATTGGCGGCTGGATCAAGAGTGCGCTCGGTGGCTTTTTTGGCGGTGGAAGTGAGCACGCGACTGGCGCGATGGCCTTTGGCGGTGTGACGCAGATCAACGAGAACATGAAGGGCGAACTGATCCGCTTGCCGAACGGATCACGCATCTATCCGTATGAAACGACACGTAAACTGCTGCAGAACGAATTTAGAGCAGCCAGCGGAAACACTGTGAGCAATGTGTTCAATGTGAATATTGACGCGAGAGGATCGAATATGACCAGGCAGGAACAGAACAGACTTCGTCGCGAGATCGTGCGTGATCTGATTGATGCGTTCGACAATGTTGTACCTGCATAAGGAGGGGTGGAAATGGCTGGATATAAACCAGAAGATGAGCTGAGCTGGAACAATCGCGAAGAAGTTCTCAAGTTACCAGTTCCGCCTCAGAATGAGCTAGAACTATACACACCAGGGCAGAATCAGACATGGAACACGACGGATGTCGGCCCATTTAAAGCGATTGGATATCCTGGGCTTTATTCCACTAGCATTGAGGGTTTCTTTCCTGCGCATGAGTATCCCTTCTGCACTTATACGGGGTTCCCATCGCCAGAAGAGTGTGTGGAGATGATCAAACGATGGCAGGCGAGCCGGCGACCGATCCGCTACATTCGTGCCGGATTGATCAACGATGCTTTTGCTATTGAAGGATTCACATATTCGAAGGAGACGGGCACTGGCGATATCAAGTACCGACTGGAGCTCGAGCGGTATCGTTTTGCCTCTGATGCCAATCCCCAAACAGGGAACAGCTTCCGCGAAGGATATTCAACGGAGACTGGCGAGACAATGACGATGTTCATCAAGCTGGAATATGGGGATACGCTTTGTGAACTGGCAGATAAATATCTGGGCGATAGTGATCGTTACAAGGATATTGCTGAATGGAATGGTATCGAAGATGTGGGACATCCCTGGGCAGCTACGGAAGAGAATGCTCATCAGATCCAGATCATCTGTGAAGAAGGCACACCAGGCTATGAACTGCAGAAAGGATGGATTGAAGGCGGGGTGGCTCTGGGATGAGTCCAATGTATACAAAACCATCTGGACGACCAGTGCGCATTGATCTGAGCAACAGTGGTAATAGTGCTGTCGAAGATGCTGGGTCAGCTGGAAAACGTCAAACAAGTGGATTGCGGATTTATCAGCGCGGGCGCAATGCCGATGGGTCACGATCCAATGCGATGACGGATATCACGATGCTCTGCGGCGGTATCACGCTCGAGGGCGCCGTAACAGCAGCGAGCCGTAAGCTGACCTTTGAGGTGCTTCGCGATCAGCAGGACTACTATCTGTCGCAGATCGCCACGATTCGGCGAGGAGATGCCATTGCGCTGGATGACGGCAGCAATGAATATGTTTTCTACGGCGTGGTCTGGAGGGTGGAAGAAGACGACTCTTCCATGAGAAAGACTGTGACGTGCTATGACAATATGAAGTTCCTGATGGCCTCAGATGTGATCACAAATGTGTGGACTGGCGTAACCGCTATAGAAGTCACGCAGACTGTGTGCGAGGAGCTCGGAGTAACATGTGGCGAGCTGCCGGAAACAAGCGTCAAGGTGAATGTGAATGCGCGCGATAAAAATGGCTATGAAGCGATCATGATTGCCTGGACGGAAACGAAGAAATCTACCGGAAAGGTGTATTATCCTCGAATGGTGGGACATCGATTCACTGTTATCGAGAAGGGGACGAAGCTGACAAACCATTCATTGAAGTATCAGCCTGAGCCTTTACCGGGAAATCTTATCCGCGTGCAGATCGAAGAAGATAGCGAAGAAGCCGTCACATCATTATGGAATCGCAACGGCGCTGGCACGGCAACAGAATCTGAGACAGACGATGCTCTGGTGGATCTCCTGGGGTACATTGTCGGAGTGAACGATGTCGCGCAGACGACGAAGGATGATGATGTGAAGGAGCTCAATGATGGCTCGAAGACGTGTCGTGTGGAAGCGATCGGGGACTGGGCCATGCAGACAGGATGGAGCGTGTCGATCGACAGTGCATTAAAAACTGAAGCGCAGCTATACATAGAATCTGATATGCACTACTACGAAAACGGGATCCATACAATGGAACTCGAGCTTTCGTATGAGAACAGCATGGATGAGATTGAAAACCAGGAGATCGAGCAACAAAGCGATTCCAGTGGCATCTTTGGTACAGGTTCTGTTGAAGAGCAGGTATGGAACTTCCTGCGCGCCAATGGTTTTTCTGCGGCAGCGGCCGCCGGGATCATGGGCAATATGTTTGCCGAAAGTGGCTTTATTGTCGATGTTGAAGAGTATGGCGGTGGCGGCGGTTATGGCCTTTGTCAATGGACGGGATCGCGCCGTACCGACCTGATCAACTGGTGCACGAATAACGGATACGACTATACCACGCTGGAAGGTCAACTCAACTTTCTTTTGTATGAAGTGGAAGCCTACGGGCTCGAATATTACAAAGACATTCAGTCGGTTGAAGAAGCAACGATGGTCTGGCTGGACAAGTATGAGATCGCCGGCGTGCGCGTGGAAGGCAAGCGCTTAAATGCTGCCTTGGATTATTACAATCGCTGGAAGGATTACGAACGCATTCCGCAGCCTGGCGACAGCGTCAGCGGTGTTCAGGGTGATGGCATTGCGACGGGGTCATGGTTGTTCCCGCTGAGCGGCGTGTCAGTCGGTGCAACGACGTACAACTATCACACCTACAATGCTGCCGATTATCCGGTAGCGACTGGGACGCCGGTTGTGGCTGCCGATGGCGGCACGGTCACATGGGTCCAATACTGGGATGGCAGAGTGTATGGCCAGTATGGCAGCAACGAGATGGCGACCTATGGCACGGCATGTCTGATCACGCATCCAAATGGCTACACCACACGCTATGCGCATCTCTCACAGCTTAATGTGGCGGTTGGACAAAAGGTGTCGCGTGGTCAACAGATAGGGCTGAGCGGGAGCACTGGCAATTCGACTGGGCCACATCTCCATCTTGAGGTTGTCAATCCGTCGGGGGTTGGTATTTATCCAGGGAATATTGGCTGGGCTTACTCGTAAAGGAGGATCGATACATGAGCTATACGGAATATGACCTTGCGAAACGACTACGCGGCAGATCGCCGACACGGGCGGTGGAGCTTGCTGAGGTGTTGGCTGTAGAGCCGCTCAAGATCAAGATCGGCAACGGGGAGTATGAGCAGGGGCCGGACAAGTGGACCTTCTATGAGCCCTGGTTTGAGGATCGCGATGCAGAGATCAAGAACCTGGAGCACGAGAGTGGGCAGCATACTGGCGCCAGTGTGAACTGCTCTGGTGGCTATGCCATCTCGCAGATGAGCTATAGCAAGGAGACTGTTGCCAGGGGAAGGTATGAAGAACGAAAAGCGTTTATGAAGTACAACGTTGGCGACCTGCTGGCGATACAGCAGATGGCTGGCGATAATCAGTTCATGATCCTGTGCAAGGTGAGGGAGGTGGTCTAAGATGCCAAGCTTACCACTTGCAGCACAGGCTGAGACGCTTGCTTCGCCGCGACCATCATCGGCAACGACAAATACGGTGCTGCCATTGATGCAGGAGTGGGCGTATGATTTTGCCAATAATGAGCTGTTAACAAATGAAGATGGCATGCCATATCTTGTGAGCGGAAACGAGGCGCTGAAGATCTGGCTTTTCTGGGCTGTGATCACAGAAAGACGCAGGTGGCGCGCGAACAGCGCCGACTATGGCACGGAGATCGAGCGGATGATCGGGCTGCCGGTGACGACGGCGATCAAATCTTCCGAGCTTAAACGAACGATTCGGGAGGCCATCGAGATCTGCCCCTATGTGAAGCAGATCGATTATATCGACTTGAGCCTTGTTGACGGGCTGGTAACGGTCACGGTCAAGCTCAAGTCAATCTATGATGAAGGGTGGGTGGAGCTAAGTGTCAAAGTTCGATGATGCGGTGGAGATCATGCGCGACGCTCTTGCTACGCCGCAGAGCAAAAATGAAGGAACGTTCTCCATGTTTAACATCAGGTCTGTGGCGCAGAATCATGCGATCATCAGCAACAATGTGGAGATCGTCAATGACAACTGGTCGTTGGACACGGCCGCTGGCATTTATCTGGATGAAAAGGCCAAGGACTATGGCATGACACGCCATTATGCGCAGTATGCCACAGGGCTGGTGACCTTTACCGGAACAGACGGCACGACCATTCCGGGTGGAACGATCGTTGCTGCACCTGATTACGGTGTGCGCT